GCTCTCACTTTATCTTCTGGGAATAATCAAAGGTTCTGTAAAGAACGACAAGAGATACAAGAATGGAAAGAAGTTGGAAATGGAATCATACAGAGACTATCCTGATTCAGTTTCTAACAATGCGAAGAAGGGAATTGAACTCAATGAGAAGCAAGGGAACAAGTGTGCTACTCAAGTGGGTAAAGTCAGAGCGCAGCAGTTAGCCCAAAAGCAACCTCTATCAGTTGAGACAATTAAGAGAATGTATTCTTACCTAAGTAGAGCACAGGAATACTATGATGAGGGAGATACCACATCCTGTGGATATATCTCATATATGTTATGGGGTGGATTAAGTGCTAGGAGATGGGCAGAGAGTAAATTGAAGGAATTGGATCAGTTATGAAAATAACCCAAAATCTTAATAAATAGTTGTTTAATTAGAAAAGTTCAGAAAAATGAATCTACAAGAAGTATTCAAGAAGATTGAAATGGCTCTTACTCCTGCTCAGGATAATGCTCCAGAGGTACAAGAGGAAGTAAAGGTTGAGATGGCTACAATGAAACTCGCAGGAGGTGTTGTAGTTGAAGCAGAATCATTTGAGGCAGGTGAGAATGTATTCTTAGTTGGTGAAGATGAGGAGAAGGTTGCTGCTCCTGTTGGAGAGCATGAATTAGAAGATGGTCGCATCCTTGTTATTGTTGAGGAAGGTGTGATTGCTGAGATTCGTGAAGCAGGTGAAGCAGTTGCTGAAGAAGTAGTAGAGGAAGAAGCTACAGAGGAAGTTATGGAAGAGCAGGAGATGGCTTATGTAACTAAGGAAGAGTTTGGTGCTGCTATTGATGAGATTAAAGAAATGATTGCTGCTATGATGCCTAAGGAAGAGCAATCTGCTGATGAGGTTTCTGAAGAAGTTAAAGAAGAGGAGAAAGTAGAGATGAGTGCTGATGAAGCACCTGCTGCTAAGAAAGTAGCTGCTGCTCCTGTAGAGAAAAAGCCAGAGATGCACAAGTTTGCTAATAAAGGCAGACAAGATGCTTTGGCTCGTGTTTTAAGTAAATTATCCTAATTTTAATAAAGAAGAAAAATGGCTACAACCACTTCAATTACAACCACCTATGCAGGTGAATTTGCAGGGAAATATATTTCTGCTGCATTATTGAGTGCCGACACTATTGAAGGTGGCGGTATTACTATCAAACCTAATGTCAAGTACAAAGAGGTTATGAAGACATTGAGCACAGATGCTATCGTAAAAGATGCTACTTGTGATTTCTCTGATACTTCTACAATCACTTTGGCTGAGAAAATTCTTCAACCAGAAGAGTTTCAGGTAAACCTTGAATTGTGCAAGAAAGATTTCCATAGCGATTGGGAAGCGATCTCAATGGGTTACTCTGCTTTTGATGAGTTACCAAGTAACTTCGCTGACTTCTTAATCGGTCATGTTGCTGCTAAAGTTGCTCAGAAGACAGAACAAACTATCTGGACAGGTGCTACTGCAAATGCAGGTGAGTTCAACGGCTTTGGTGCTTTATTGGCTGCTGATGGTGATGTAGTAGATGTTACAGGTACTTCTGTTACTGCTGCTAATGTTATCACTGAGATGGGTAAAGTAGTTGATGCTATCCCAACTTCAGTATATGGTAAAGAAGATCTTTACATCTATGTTTCTTCTAATGTTGCTCGTGCTTATGTTCGTGCATTAGGTGGATTCGGTGCTTCAGGTCTAGGTGCTAATGGTGTTCGTAATGAGGGTACTACTTGGTTCAACAATCAGGATCTAGCCTTTGATGGTGTTAAGATCTTCGTTGCTTCAGGTATGGCTAACAACACTATGGTAGCTGCTCAGAAGAGCAACTTGTTCTTCGGTACAGGTTTGTTAGCTGACTCTAACGAGGTGAAATTGCTTGACATGGCGGATCTTGACGGATCACAAAATGTTCGTGTGGTAATGCGTTACACAGCAGGTGTTCAGATTGGTATTGGTGCTGACATCGTGTACTACGCTTAATTAGTAGATTGATTAACTTAAAGGGGCAGGTAGGCTAGTGCTTGTCTGCCCTTTTTTTATACTTTATAGAATATGGCGTGTGCTTTAACAAAAGGAAGAAACGAACCCTGTAAGGATGTAGTAGGTGGTATCACTGCCGTTTACTTTGCTGACTTCGGAACATTAGGTGCGATTACCTATGATGGAACTGATACGGATGTGATTGATTCATTTGGAGGAACTCCAGATTGGTTTAAGTTTGAAGTAAAAGGAAACTCTAGCTTTGAGCAGACAATCACTTCATCTCGTGAGAATGGAACTACATTCTTTGATCAGGTATTGAATCTTACATTCAAGAAGATGACTAAGCAGACTCACAATGAGTTGAAATTATTGGCTTATGCTCGTCCTCATGTGATTATAGAAGATAACAACGGCAACAAGTTCCTAATGGGATTAGATTATGGTGCTGATGTTAATGGTGGTACAATCGTTACAGGTGCTGCGATGGGTGATATGTCTGGATATACTTTGACATTCAACGCTCAGGAGAAGATCCCTGCTAACTTCGTAGATGCTACGATTACTGCTGATGCTTCAACTATTAGTGATATCTAAGATCAGATTCTGATAGAATCAAAAAAGCCCTTCCATTACGGAGGGGCTTCTTTTTTGGTAGCAAGGCTACCTAAGAGAGATG